AAAAGGCGACACAATCCGTGCGGCATTCACTCGCACACCAAGCGTTAACACTTCATTTGCACCTTCAATGACAATTCCTGAAGGTACAGATCAAACCGTTGACAACAAAACAATGACGCTTGATTCTTACGCTTCGGTTCAAATTCCTTGGACTGGTGAAGATATTAAACACGTCAATAATGGTGCAGGTTATGAAACCATTTATGGCGATCAAATTGCCCAAGCAATCCGCGCATTGTGCAACAAAATTGAACAAGATTTATTCTCGGCTGCTTACAAAGGCGCATCACGCGCTGTTGGTTCAGCTGGCACTACACCATTCGCGTCTAACTTCGACACTATTGCGCAAGTGCGTCAAATCTTAGTTGATAACGGCTGCCCAACTGATAACCAAATCAGCTTAGTGATGAACACAGCGGCTGGCGTTAAATTACGCAACCTTGCACAACTCCAACAAGTAAACACAAGCGGCAATGAAGCTTTATTACGTCAAGGTACTTTGCTTGATTTGCAAGGCATCATGATTAAAGAATCGGCTGGTATTACTACGCACACAAAAGGCGGTGGTACTTCTTACGTTACTTCTGGCTCAACTGCTGTTGGTGTTACTGACATTGCATTGGTAACAGGTAGCGGCACAGTATTAGCGGGTGACGTTGTAACATTTGCAGCAGATACTGCAAACAAATATGTTGTTGGCACAGGCGTTACTGCTGCCGGCACTATTTCATTAAATGCACCAGGCGCACAAAAAGTCATTGCTACAGCAAACGCTTTAACTGTTGGCGATTCTTACACACCAAGTGTTGCGTTTCACAAATCAGCCGTTGAGTTAGGCATGCGCCCACCTGCAATGCCTAATGGCGGTGATTCTGCCGTTGATGTGATGACAGTACAAGACCCAACAAGCGGTTTAGTATTTGAAATTGCAGTTTATAAAGGTTATATGAAAACCATGCTTGAAGTACGTTGTTTGTATGGCGTAAAAGTATGGAAACCAAACCACGTTGCGACGTTGCTAGGTTAATTTTTATAGGGGGTTCGCGTTCGTTCCTGTTCGCGTTCTCCCGCCTTTATAAAAGGATTAAACTATGGCTTTAATCGTTGAAGACGGTACTGGACTTGCAAACGCTGAAAGCTATGTATCAGTTGCAGACGCAACAACTTACCACGCAAACATTGGCAACACAGCGTGGGCGGCAATTACCAGCGATGCAACAAAAGAGCAATTACTGCGCAAAGCCACGGACTATATGGTGGCTCAATATCGTTTGCAATATGCGGGTTATCGTAGATATTCAACCCAATCGCTTGATTGGCCGCGCTTATACGTTCCATTAATTGATTCATTATCGGCAAATGTTTTTCCGCAGTATGTGGATTTTGACATTGTGCCAACCACTGTAAAAAATGCGTGTGCTGAATTAGCCTTAAAATCTTACACAGCAATTTTAATGCAGGATTTAACACAAGGCGTTATTCGTGAAAAAGTAGACGTTATTGAGGTGGAATATGACAAATATTCACCACAACAAACCCGCTATGCTCAAATTGACGCCATGTTATCCGTGTTTTTTAAACAACAGGGTAATGATATGTCGAGATCATTGGTGAGAACATGACACTTGATGCTCGCGCTCGCTCCACAGCAGATAAATTGCTGGATAAGTTTGGCAAATCAATCACGCTAACGTCTATTGTTGAAGGCACTTATGACCCAACAACGGGTGAGTTATCGGGCGGAACAACAACATCCACTAATCATACTGCTGTTATCAAAGACTATAACGGAATTGATTTTATTAGCGGTGTAGTTCAAGCAGGCGACAGAAAAGTAATGATCGCGGCATTAGGCGCACCAACGCCACAACCGGCAGACAAAGTAACCGTTGATAGTGAAGTTTATCAAGTGGTAGCAGTTCGTCATATATGGTCGGGTGAATTACCCGCGCTTTATGAAATGCAGGTGAGAAAATGACGGGTTCAATGTCGCAAATTGTGGCGCGTGTTAATGGTCGCATTGATGACCAAATAAGAATGGCAACGCTTGGCGTATTTATTGGAATTAGAAAAGATACACCAGTTGGCGAACCTAGCACTTGGAAAAATCCAGCGGCAGCTCCAGAAGGTTATGTTGGCGGAAACGCTCGCAATAATTGGCAATGCACAATTGGTGCGCCTTTTGTTGGTGAAGATGCAAACGGGTCGGATGAGAAAATACAAAGAACTATTCCACGCAGAGCTGGAAGTGTTGTGTATTTAACCAATAACGTGCAATACATTCAGCCATTAGAATATGGACACAGCACAAAATCACCCAATGGCATGGTTAGAATAAACGTTGCACGTTTTGAGGGGTTATTAAATGGCACTAGTTGAGATCCGCACAGCATTAGAAACAAAACTCAATGCGCTAACGCCTACGATTGCGACAGCGTGGGAAAACGTACCGTTTACGCCCGTCGTTGGCACAGCATATCAGCAAGTTAATTTAATGATTGCAGATACATTAAACCCAACATTAGGCGGCAATCATTATCGCGTAAAAGGTTTTATGCAGGTACTATTGTGTTATCCGGCTAACGTAGGCGCAAAAACAGCAGCAACCCGCGCTGATTTATTGGTTAATCATTTTAAACGCGGTACAAGTTTAACAAACGGCAGTGTAACTGTTATTATTGACAAGACACCATCAATTGCACCGGCATTGATTGACGGGGTGCTTTATAAAATTCCGGTATCAATTTACTTTTCAGCAGATATTTATCCAACATAAAGAGGTTACAAAATGACAATTGCACAAGGCGTTAAAAAAGTCGTATCGTACAAAAAACAAACAGGCTTAGGCGTAGCAGCTTCAGGCGGTGGCGGTCAAGAATTAAGACGTGTCACAAGCACAATTAATTTAACAAAAGAAACATTCCAATCAAACGAGATTCGCCCAGATCAACAAGTTGCTGATTTCCGTCATGGTTCAAGACAATCAACGGGTACATTAAGCGGTGAGTTATCAGCGGGAACATATAAAGACTTTCTGCAATCTGTATTGCGCAGAGACTTTGCAGCAATATCATCATTAACAGCGGCTGCTGTCACTATTGTTGCATCAACTGGTGTTATTACTTTTCAAACTGGCAACCCTTTAACGGCTGGTATTAAAATTGGTAATGTGGTTCGTATTACGGTGGGCAGCGTTAACGCAGCTAATTTAAATAAAAATTTGTTAGTAACTGCTGTAACAGCAACCACATTAACAGTTAAAACGTTAAACGGTAGTGCGCTTGCAGATAATGCAACATCGGTTACTGGTGTAACTGTTGCTATTCCCGGCAAATACACTTATGTGCCAGAAACAAGCCAAACACAGGATTATTACACTATTGAACATTGGTTTTCAGACGTTGCACAGTCAGAGGTTTATACTGACATTATGCAAACCAACGCTCAGGTTAAAATCCCTGCAAACGGCATGGCAACCATTGATTTTCCATTGGTCGGATTAAACGTTACCACTGGCACATCACAAGTTTTAACTTCACCAACTGCAATCACTACTGGTGGCGTAACTGCTGGTGTAAATGGTTTGTTACTGGTTGCAGGCACACCTGTTGCCATTGTTACGTCAATTGATTTTGACATTAACGGCAATATTGCAGTAGCTGACGCGGTAGTGGGTTCATTAACACGCCCAGATGTTTTCCAAGGCGTTGTAGGTGCAACAGGCACATTTAGTGCTTATTTCACTGATGCAACATTCCGCGATTATTTTATCAATGAAACCGAAGTGTCTATCATTGTGGCATTAACAACAGATAGCACTGCAACGGCTGATTTTGTATCGTTTACTATGTCACGCGTTAAAATTGGCGGTGCTGATGTAACTGATGGCGCGTCTGGTTTAACTCGCACATTCCCATTCACCGCGCTTAAAAATACAGCGGGTGGTAGTGCGGTGGCTAATTTAGCGACAACAATCATGGTTCAAGATTCACTCGCTTAAAAATAGTGCTACAATTACCCACGCTTGCAATCATGCGGGCGTGGGTATTTTTTTATAAATCAACAGGAACATACGAACATGAGCAAAAAAACAGGTTTATCATTTGATGATTTAGATTTAGTTAGCGCGTCAGAAAACGCTTATGAGTTTGAATATTTAAGAGCTGACGGTGGCGATACAGGCGTATTTATTACAGTGCTTGGTTCACAATCACCAAAAGTACAAGATTGGGTTCGCAAAACGTTAAACCGTAGAAAATCACAAGATCAGTTAGCGGCTAAGCGCGGAAAAGAAATTGAGCGCACAATCGAAGATGATGAACAATTTGGCATTGACGCAGCAGCAATTCGTGTTGTCGGATGGCGCGGAATTACAAACTTTGAATATTCACCAGAGAACGCCACAAAGTTAATGGAACGCAACAGCGAAATCCGTGAACAAGTTTTTGAGGCAAGCAATAACTTGGGAAACTTCACCAAAGCCTAATGACATTGTCGAGTTTGGCACACGAGAATTTGAACTCAGCAAAACAAACGACAATGGCAGTAGTTTACGCGATGAAGCTCAAGCAATTATTGCAATGGGGCATGATATACCAGACGATTATAAATCATTGTCTATGCCAGAAAATTACGCCTACTGCTGGGCGTGGTTTGGTGAATTAAGCCGAACACGCTCAAGCAATGGGTTTGGTCAAAATCCAATTAGTTACTCGGAAATTGACGCATGGTCAAGATTGACCAATATAGAATTAACGCCATTAGAAGTAAGTGCTATTATGCGTCTTGATAGTGCTTATTTAAATATTCAAGCAGAGCAAATTGCAAAACG